CTATTGGCATCCAACCGGCGCCCACCGACGTTCCACTTACCGGAAGCTACACCGCCGTGCATTGAAATACGGGCATTGCCGGTGGCTCCTGATGTATTGATGTTGAGCAGCGTTCGTGTCGTAGTCGGGGCCGCTGACCACTTTGCAACCGCGTACACGGTTGCGCCACCGATGTTCTGGCCGAGGCTAGTGTTACCGAGCGTGAGCTTGTCATTACTGCCATCGAAACGCAAGCACGAAAGGCCGTTGTACGCCGAAGCAATGATGGCAGGGCGCTCAGTTGCAAGGCCGGTGTAACTGAGCGCGGTCGGCCCCTTGTCATTCCACTGCGATGCGAACCCACCCGCGTCGGTGATGGTCGATGCATCGGCCGCGTCCATCCAGAGCGCCAGGTTGGGGTAGCGCGATGGTATGATGAGGTTGTTGTACGACTGCATCATGGGACAGTATTCCCTTCAACGATCCATTCGTTCGCCCCAACCTTGGTCAACGTCACGGAGAGGTATTGGCCAGCGATTTTCACCCACGACCCGAACGTGCGAATTGTCACACCGCCTACCGCCGTGATGGTGGTCTGGCCTGCGCCGTACATGAAGACCTTGATTTGCGTGCCGATGCGGAACGCCACTGTGGAGTTCAGCGGTATCTCGCAGTTGTTGGCACTAGCGACGTTCATCAGCACGGCGCACTCTGCATCGGTGAGCGCGAGCGTGTGGTTCCCGGTTAACGTGTTGACGTTGGATAGCGGTTGCTTGGTGTCGAGAGCCGCCTGCGTCAAGGTACTGATGGGCTTGCTGGCGTCAGTCGTGTTATCTGCCAAGCCGAGGCCGACCTGCGCCTTCGTTACACCGTGCGGGTTGGCAGTATCGCTGATGTGGCCGGTGATAAGAGCACCGAACCCAGCAGCGTCAGCGAGCAAGTCGTTCAAGCGCCGCTTCAGCTTGCCGATGCCTATGATGATGCTGTCCGTGGCGAGCACATCACTGTTGTCTGATGTGACGAGGCCGGTCAACAGCGTTCCTCGAACGGCGCTCAGGAACCCGGATACGGTCCATGATTTCACGAATGCCATCCACAATTTACGCGGCGATACATACGTCGTTTGCTCGACCGTTAGCGCGTCTTCAACCGTGGCCTGAGTTGCCTCTTTTACAGTGCCTCGTTCGGCCTCTGTTGCTTGATCCGTGCTGGCCTCGAACTTGCCCCAATTGGCTGATACCTGACCGGGGTTGTTGACAGTAGCTCGGAACACATCGCCAACATCAAACGCATGGCCGCTGATTGATCCCGCAACACTTACGGTGTAGCTGTCGCCTCGACGGATAGCACCAGCCGTTCCACTTCCTGTTGTCGGCCAAGTGCCAACGCTCGCATCCCAATTTCCAGTGTCGCGGAACAGCCCTACAATGATGCTGTCGGCATAGTTCTTCGCGTCCTGTGCGGCCGCATCTGCTTTGGCGGTGGCATCAGCCTCCAACGCAACATCAGCATCAGCGCGGTCTTGTGCTTCGGTATCCAGCAACCCGGCGAGCGCGGCAACAGAAGCGATGCGGTCGGTTTGCTCGGCGTCGATGTGTGCTGAAAGGTCGCTGTCGCGGTCCAGGCTCTCGTTCTCGCGCTGATTGATGGTGTTCGACAACGCGGTGTCTGCCGCTTCCCTTGCTGCGGTTTCAGCTTCCACCAATGCGTGGAGAGCATCATCGTTGACGACTACGGTAGTTGCGCTCATTGCAAGATGATGGTTATGGTGTTCTCTTCACAAGGATTGAGGCCAGTGATGGTCTCTACAACGTCACCGTGGAGCACAATGTTGAAGTCGATTGTGCACGCTTCACCGACACCTTCGATACATGCCTTCTGTTCATCAGTGAGGCCGTGCTTGGGGTCGTTCAGGTTCTCGCAGGTGACGCCAGGCATGTGAAGCATCCGGGCCTCACCTGCGGTTGATGGCGTCAGCTTGAACTTGAAGCAGTCGTACACCACCTTACCTCCCGGACCCTCGTATTCGATGGTGTTCTCCATCTCATCCAGGATGTAGAATTGGTGCGTGAAGTTCTCGTTCAGTCCGGTGATTGGAACGATGATGGGCTCACCAATCACGGCCTCGAATTGGAACACGCATGCGTTCTCATCCGTCATGAACACCGCGCTGTACGTTCCGCTGCTCGGTGCATTGAAAGGCATGCGGACACCAGGCTGGCCACAGAAGTAGCATCCGAGCTTCAGGGTACGGTTACAGCAGTTAGCACTCATCGCACTTGGGTATGCAGTTGGGGTCCGTGTTCATCACCACCTTGTAAGACACCTTCAGGTCGAAGGCCATCAGGTTCCAGGCCAGGTCCGTGGAACCTTGTTCGGCGTCGGTCTCGTCCAGGAAGATGCCTTGCTTGTCCTTGGAAGAGCGCGTGACTTGCACCTTGTACTCCGGCGAGCCGTTGCGGAATGGCGCCAGCGTCAACTCGTTCCACAGGGACATTTCCAGTTCGTCCTCGTTCTCGCACTTGTGCATGAAGACGAACCGGATGGTGGCCGTCACCATGTCGGTCTTCGCGCTCACCAGCTTGGCCGAGGAGTATTCGTGGTCGTACATGCCGAAGTAGCGGAAGTACCCGTTGTTGCCCAGCTTGTCGTTCAGGCCCATCCACTCGCGGCCGTCCGTGATGACCGAGGTGGGGTCTTTGCGTGCAAGCCACTTGATTTGATCGACCCACTCCAGTCGGTTCTTCAAGTGCTCGGCGATGAGCTTCACGCATTCGTGTGTCGTCAGGTTCATGGAATGGCTCGGATTGCAGCGTTGCGGAGACGAACGTACACTTTCTCGGCTTCGGTCTCACTGAGCGAGAACGCATCCACGTCGAAACGGCCCTCCAGCTTGCGGGCGATGTCCGCCCTCTTCGGGCTGGTGAACGCGATTACGCCCACACCTTGCGAAACACCGGACTGGATGCTGCGCTCCAGTGCGCCGGACAGCTTGAAGTTGACGAACCCAGCTTCGCGACCAACAGCAGCGCGGAAGGCAGCGTACCCACCATCGAAGTACTTACTCACGAGGTCAACTTTCTCGCCACCGTAGCGTCGGTATGTGAACCCTTTCTTGCGGCCGAACCGGGGCTTGCCTTCCGCCTTCAGCTTGGCGAGCGGTAGTTGGCTGCCATACTCCTCGCGCAGCTTCTTCAGGTCAGCGTAGAACGGCTTCGTGCTGTACTTACCGATGGCCTTGCCGTTGGCATCCTTACCGCGAAGGAAGAGCCTCTGCTTGAAGTCGGCTTCCGCAGCGAGCAGCGCAACCGGAAGCTCCCGGATGATGCCGGTATACATGGCATTGGCCACGTTGCGAAGCTCCTTGGATGCCTGGCGTGTGCCGATGGTGCGCATTGCTATTCACGTTCGTCGAGGCGCTTCAGTAGGTCGTGGTGGTGCTCCAGCTTGGCGCCGTGTTCGATGACGGTCTTCTCGATGTGCTGTACCGAGTTGACCAGTTGCCGGAAGTCCTGGTGAAGGCTCTTCAGGAAGTAGCCCACCACGATGACGAGCGTGCTGCAAAGCCCGATGAGCACCCAGGACTGGATGCTCTTCGTTGCTTGCTCTGTCGGGTCCAGCATGGTGGCCAACAGCAGCACCAGGATTTGAACCCCGGTAACGAGGCCGGTCAGCATCGGCGGCATCCGCTTGCTTTGGGTTTCGCGCTCTTCTTCCCGTACCCGTTGGAAGAGCGTGTTGGTGACACAATGGTGGCGCGGCCGGTTACCCGGACTGTCTTGCGTTTCTTAGAGCGCGTAGCCATAGGTTACTCCTGTTCCACACTTCACACATTGTGGAGTGAGCCGCGCCAGGAAGTTCGCTGTTTTATTGGCCTTCTTCTCCAGGTGCTTTTCGACGATGGCAGCCCATTCGACCTTCTTCTGCTCTGCCCACGGTTTGCCGTGGATGCCGAGGAAGTTCATGCGGCCGGTGATGGTCCACTCTTCGAGGCACTCGATGCCGAACTGGTACAGGATGGCCCAACGGTACTCGCGAAGGAGCAGGCATTGAGCAGCGCCGAACACGCATACCGCTTGCACCTCCACGCTCACGTAACCCTCCTCGTCGTCCTCTTGGCCATTGTTCAGGCCGAGGCCGAGCATGTACTTGTACTTGACCCCGTGCGTGCACGATGCGCAAGATGCGTAGTACTTGCTGTTGACCATCGTGAACGGGTACATCGAAAGCCCATCCGGGTGCGTCACCGTGATGTCAACGACGTTGGTGCGGGAGACGTACTCCAGACCGAACTCGTTCAGGCCATCCACGGCATCCATGGTGTACGTGGTGGTGAGCAGGCCGTCTTTCACCGTGATGGTGACACCTTCCTGGTCGCCCTTGCAAAGGAACCAGATGCGTGGGATGCCCAGCTTCAGCAGGATGCCGGAGCCGTTATCCAGCTTGATGCGCGTTCCGAGCGGTGCTTCCACGGTGCTGTCCGTGTTCGTTGGGTCGCTTATCTCCTCACCGATGCGACCAGCCTCCATAGGCGCCTTCTCCCGCACGTACAGCGAAACGCTGTGGCCAACCTCCTCCATCACCTTTTCGCACGCCACGCGCAACTTCTCCTCTATCATGGTGGCTGCTGTGCCGTACTTCCCAGGCTCGATGTTGGCCAGCGCGATGGTGGAGAAGCCTGGCAAGTCGTCAACGTACAGCAGGCTCGTCGGCTTGACCGTGTTGAGCCCGTTGCACGTTGTGCGCGGAACGATGAAGTTGGTGTAGCACTCCATTTACTTGGGGGCCTTTGCCTTCTGGAGGTAGATGCGCGTTGCGTTGGCGACGAGCTTGGTGTGCTGGCGTGGGTTCTGGTACTCTACCAGGGCTTTCACGATGGCCTTGGCCTTCGCCAGGATTGTCTCGTCGATGGTCTTCTCGCCGTTCAGCATGATGTTGAACGTGAGAGAGGTGGCCGGTCCCTTCTTGTCGTTGGGCTCGGCGATGTTGGCCTCAATGCCTGCGGCCTTCAGCCGGTCCAGGCCCTCGAACGCTACGCTTATCAGCGCAACGCTCATACGTCTTACGTAGTGTCGGTTCTCCATGGCTTTTTGTGTGTGAAACGCGGCTTAGGGGAGGGGGGCCATGGAGACAGCCCCATGGTTCCCTCCCCCTCACCGTAGCGTTACACGCTCTCCGGCATGTGGGCTACGCCCTTGTACCGGTAAGCGTAATTGATGCCTTCGCGGTAGTCGCCGTGCTCGAAGAGATCGTCGAGCAGGAACACATCATAGTGGAGGTAGAACACGAGCGTCCAGGCTTTGATACACTGGTCGTATCGCATCTCGTAATCCAGCGTGATACCCGTGAACGGGTCCACGATGGTGCTCTCCACCATGTGGCTGTGAACCACCTCGAACTCTCCCCGGTTCTGGCTGTAAGTGGCCATCTGGACGGCACCAGGTGCGAACGCGAGGAACGCATCGGAAGCGCCAGAACCACCTACCGCAGCGGCCAGGTCATAGTCCACGTAGAAGTCGAAGCCCTCGTCCGCCGTGGCGTTGTTCTGCCCGTAGGCATTGCAACAGCCGATGTTCGCGAGGTCAACGTACCGCTTGATGAGACCATTCCCGACCATGATGGGTCGCCCGGAGGCGCCCATTGCGGCCATATCGTCCATGATGGACGCTACGCCGTTGGGGTCCATCTGCCAGATGGGGTTCGACTTGTCGATGAGCGCCACCTCTTTACCAGCGGCGACACCGTTCAAGAACGTTCCCTCTTGCAGCTTGTACTTCGCGAGCATGCCCTGGTTCAGCTTGCGGAACAAGCTGGACATATGGGCAGCGATGATTTTCGCGCGGTACTCACCGGGTTGGTCGCACAGCTTGCGCAGTTGCGCCTTCGTGAAGGTCATCACCTTCGTGCTCACGAAGCCCGTCAGCGTGCGAACGCGACGGGAAGGTTCGATCATGTCGGTAGGCGTACAGATGTTTTGCATCGTGGTCGCCATCTCCGACACGGGCACCGGCTTAATCCATTCTTCGAGGATTTGCTTCAGCTTGCCGTCGCCGCCGTCAACCAGGTATTCCTGATTGTAGCCGCTACGGTTCGCCGGGCTCATCACCGCGTCCAGGAAGCCGACATGCTCCCGCTTGAAAGCGGGGTAGTTGGACCCTGCCAAGTCCGACACATCCTGTTGGATGGTCTGGCAAAAGTCCTCCAGAGCGATTTCGTCCATGGGGTTGGTAGAGTTTCAGTTGCGCTCCCTGTCATGCAGGCCGGGAGCTTCACCTCAGTTCGGTCCTAAGTGCAGGCGGACCAGCCTCTACTCAACTCGCGGGTTCACCCTCCCGCTCGTCTCTTATGCGGTGCGTTGTTCGGCACGTTTGGCAACCCTCGCCGCGCGAGCGTCGGATGCCGCTTGTGCTGCTTCTGCACCAGCCAAAGTTCTCTTCGGAGCGCCAGGGCCGGTAGCCTCTTGGCGCTTGTTCTTGTCGTCGTTGGTGGTGAGGCGCTCTTTGTCGCCACGGTTGCCTCCACCGGCTGGGCCGTTGCTCACCTGCTTCCACCTGCGGTCTTCAACATGCTTGTCCAGCAACCCTTCGAGCGTCACTTCGCGCTCGGTTTCTGGGTCGGTAGCCTTCAGTTCCGTGCCCTTCTTGAAGAGGACGGTCTTGCCGTTGACGCGCTTCGGCGTGAACTCGCGGTAGATGCGGTTCAGCGTCAATTCTGTGGCCTCATCGGCTTCCAAGATGAGCTTACGCTTGCCCATGTTCGAGCGCACATCGCTCTCGATTTCCATGCGCTCGCGTTCGTCTGCACTTGCTTGGGTGGCCTTGCGCGTGTTCTCCTTCTCGGTATCCACGTCAGCGATGGCCTTCTGGAGCTTGGTGCGAAGGTCATTGACCTCCTTCTTCAGGGCCTCATCACCACCGGCGCCAGCTTCGCCCTTACCGCCGCGTTCCCACATGAGTTCCAGCAGTGCGTCGAAACGCTTCTCCTTGGGCAGGGCCTCCAGTTCCTCGCGGGTGATGCCGGTCAGCTTCAGGATTTTGTTCTCCTTGCTGGAAAGCACACGGCCGCGAACATTGTTGTCCATCTCCGAGATGAAGTCCTCGTCGTTCTCCAGCGAGGTGCGAATGACGCCCTTCACTGCCTTGGCAGCTTTTGCGGGGTCGAAGTCTTGGGCTTCGTCCACCATCTTGTCAGCGAGGTCGGCCTCGATGCCGATGGACTTCAGGAATTTCTTGAGCTTCTCCATGGTCTTTTTATCCGGTTACTGAGTTGTGCGGGTTAGCATCCTTTGCACCCGCCTACGCCTTTTTTTCGGGCAGCGGTTCAGGAGTTCCGTGAAGCACCTTGTAACGCGGCTTGTTGTTGAACACCTCCAACCGCACTTGGTTGTAGGCGAAGCTGGTCATCTCGTTCTCCGCACCGGTCTGGAGGTCTTTCACCTTCAGCATGTCGGTCGGGTTGGTCTGCGCTTTCTTGGCCATTGCTGTGAGTTTGGTCCAAAGATAGAAGCGCGAACGGTTCTGTCAAGCCCCGTAGCTCACCGTGATGTATGAAGGGCTGTCCAGGCGAATGGCATCGCGCAGGATGGGGTACACCTTCTCGTATGCCCTACGGCTGTCCAGAACCTCGCCAACGCTGTACACGGGCTTGGTTCCACTGAGCAGGCACCCCAACGTGTCGCCAGGATTGTTCCCAACGTGGAAGAGGATGGCCTTGTAGTTCTTCACGCGGAGCAGTTCTACCATCCCCTGGTGCCAGTTGGGTGCGAAGCCCTTCTTACCGGCGTAGTGTGCCTTGTACGACTTGTGCTTCGAGCCATCGGAGTACAGGCGAAGCTCATAACGGCCCGCAGGGATGCGACCCTTGCCATCGTTACCACCACCAACGGCGCCGTCCTGGAGGATGTAGCACAGCAACTCGCCGTCCACGGAATGGGCAGTGAGCTTGGAAATGGTCCAGCCCTTGTCCTGGGCTATCATCGTGCTGAAGAACTCCATGGTTATCGGGTTGAAAAGCCGAGTATGATAAGCAACACGAGCGCAGCAATGCTCACACCCTTCGTAGTGCGGCGTGCAGCCTTTTCATCCTGCGCTTCCTGGTAGTACTTATCGGCGAGGGCCTTGAACTCGTCCTTCTCCTCACCGCGCTTGCCTTCAGCAGCGAGAGCGTCACGGGTTGCCTGCTTCGCCGCTTCCAGCCTGGCCACGGTCCGGGCATGGAACCTCATCTCCGCATCCAGGCGCTCCATCCCCGCCTGGCCCATCGCCATGTTGTTCAACATCGCCCGGACTTCTTGCACGGAGAAGCACAAGGTATCGGTGACGGTTGATGTCGTATCCTGCGAGGATACTGTCTGCCATGCGCCGCAACTCATCGCTACCAGCGTTAGAGAGCGTAGGAACGAAGTCATGGTATTGCTCATTGATGCTGTCGATTTGGAGAGACAGCTTCAAAGATAGAGCGTCCGCATTTTCCAACGCATGCAACGCACTATCGGCCCGTGCACGTAGGCTATCAGCGACGACGGATGCGTTGTGCGCACGGCGTTCGGCGCTTTCAACGTCCTGCTCCATGGCACCCTCGGAACTCCAACCGCGATGCAGCGAGATGAGGTTGATGGCCAGTAACGCCACTACGGCTATCGTGGTGATGTAGCTGTTGGTGCGAGCCTGGTTCAGCTTGCTGAGTACGTTCACTTCTCCTTCTGGTGTCATCGTTTTTCGATTTCGCGGACAGGGAATGCCGTGTGCAGGCAGTTGTACCCACCGCAGTAGATAACGAGCGTCTCTTTGTTGGTGCCTGGTATCATGCCACGACCCTTACGGAAGGCCAGGCGCACCTCCTTAGCGAGGTCAGCGTTGCGCAGGTATTCCATATCAACCCACCGGCGACACTGCCAACGGCTGTCGCGGATGATGTTCCCAACGTAGCGCAGGAACTCCAGGCCGTGTTCTTCTTCGATGGCCTTGTTCAACCGGCCCCTGTACTGGCGCAGGCTGTCGCGTGCAACGGTTCCAACGTGGCGCTCCATGAGCCCGCCTGCCCCGTCGATGCCGTGAACCATGGTGCGCAGCATGCGCTCGGTCTCCACAACGTCAGCGCCGAAGTTGATGCTGTTGTAGAGCGCCTTCTGAACCGGCTCGGCGAAGCGTGCATCGTACCCGGCACCGAACAGTGAGTTCTTCAGTTCCTCAACAGCGATGCGCTTCTGGCCAGTGACCAGCGAGCGCGGAACGGTGATGTTGTTCTCCTCGCGGTGCAGGTAGTTCAGGTTTTCCGCGATGCCATCGAAGTCCACCATCACGTCTTTCATGAACTCGCTCACCTGGGTCTCGCGCAGGAACTTGGAAAGCTCGCGTCGAATGGCAGCGAGAACCTGTTGGCTGCTGTCACTCGACACGAACTTCCCGTTCTTGGTGTCCAGCCTACGTAGGTAGGACTGGATGCGGCGCCACAGTTCGTTCTCAACGCCACCCATCAGGCGACCGGCTTTGATGCCGACCTCGTGAAGGATGCGTTCCTGTGCGTCGTACTGTGAGGCTGGGATGGCCATGCCTCAAAACTACTTCTCCTCCGGCTTGCCGCCCTTCTTCTTCTTGAGGGGTAGCTGCATCATGGTCGGCCTTCCATCTTCACCAACTGGCACCAGCGGGTCGGGTTCGGGCTCCGGCTCTTGGATTACTTCGTTGATGATGTCGTCCAGCCGCTCTTCGATTTGCGCGTACTCCTGGTCCAGGGCTTGCTCTCCATCCTCTTCGATGAGGCGCTGGATGGCCATTGGGCCGTAGATGGAGCGGCGCAGGGTTTCCGGGTCGATGCCACCTTTCGCCTCCATGCCGAGGCGCTCCGTTGGCGAATAGCCGAACAGCGGGTCGTACACAGCCAACACGCCCACCATCTTGTGGACCTTCATGTTGCCTGGGAAACGCTTCTTGACGTGCTCCTTCGCTGCTTCGATGCGGAACAGCGCGTTGACACCGCTCTTGTTGATGGTCTCCAGTTCGGTGAGCAGGTCGGCTTCCGTCTTCACAACGAACGTCGGTGGCAGGCTCACGAACACTTCCTCCGGCTTGTAGGCGATTTGGCGCAGGTCAGCGATGACGAGCATGCTGTTACGGAAGATGTCCTCGTAGTAGTGCTCGGCCATGCGGTCAAGCATTGCCACCTCGTCCTCGCGGTCCTTCTCCTTGGCGGTTCCGCTCTGCGCCTGTTCAACGAAGAGCAGGTTCAGCGAGCGGTTCACCTTGTCCAGCAGTATCATCCAGTACTCACCGCTGTACTTCACGATGTTCACATCCGGCGAGATGAAGCGCATGGCAGGGATTTCGCGGCCCTTGCCCTCGTTCATCATGGTGGTCTCCTCACGATACAGGATGCCGAACGGCCCGCTGGGGATGATGCGGCCCTTTCCTCCGCAGTTGTCGCATTCCTCTTCGATGGTACGTGGCATGTGGCCACCATCGGCTGGAATGTGCTTCACGGTAACCTTCTTGCCCATGCACACGGTGCACGTAGGCGCATCCACCTCGCGGATTGGTGATGTGCTGGTTACCATCACCCCTTGGTGGTCGCTCACCTGGCGAACGCATTCATCGGCGAACGCGACCGCAGGTGTGAAGTAGCTGGTGAGCCAGCAAAGCTCCTCGTTCGTCTTCACGTCGGTTTCGCCGGTCTCTTCACCGCCAAGTGTGAACACTGGCAGGTATCCGAGCGCGTGTGCGTAGTGCGGAACAAGCTCGAACAGGCGCTTCTCGATGGGGCCGTACTGTTGGAGCTTGTAGTATGCCTCTTTGGAGACGATGTAGTACACATCGCCCTCGTCGGCTGTGATGCGCTTGTTGTTGCCAGCGGGGTCCGGCACGTCAACCGGGCTCTTCTCCGCGCTCTTCCAGGAGAACACGTCTTTCGTGACGTGCTTGGCGTTCTTGGACAGCACCAGGTGAGGCTCCGGTGCGGCCTGGATGTTCATTTCAGGGATGTCGGCAACCCACCATACGAGGAAGCCGTTGGCATCTTCTATCATGCGGCGCGTGACGAACCGCGAGAAGTATGCAGGCATGGTCAGGTCTCGGAACACGGGCTGCTCCATGCACTCCAGCAATTCATCGGGTCCGTGGAACGTGACCGATGCCTTGGAGAAGATGCGTTGGAGGTTGGTGATGGCCCTGTTGAAAGGGTCCATCGTGAAGGCCACGTAGTTGTCCTTGCGGAATTTGCGCACCTCTTCGGGCTCGTAAGGGCGCCGAACGTCGATGAGCTTCTTTGGGTGCTTTCCACGGGTGTGGACGGTGACACGCTCCCACTCCTGAGCCCACCGCTTTTGGAGCGGTGGGCTTGGGAGTTTGAAGAAGTCTGCCGTGTACTTCGCGATGTCGAATGTCATGGCAGTGCTTTATACGGAACCGCTTTCAGATTGTGCAGCGATCAGGGCACCGATGCCGGGGATTTTCACCGGCTTCTTGGCGGTGCGGTCGAGGTACTGCATGAGGCCGTCCCACTTGAACTCCTCTTCGCTGTTCTCCACCCGTGTGTCGTCGATTTCAATCGCGTAGGTGAAGAAGCCGTAGAAGAACTCTTCGCAGGTCAGGTATCCCATGATGAGGATGTCCTGGTTCACGTCCTTGTCATTCCAGAAGTCGTAATCCGTGAAGTTCTCGTTGTCCGCGTTGGGGTCCGTGAACTGGATTTGCCGGGTGAACCCGGTTACCATTTCAGGACGGCACGAGACCAACTTCTTCTTCGTCGGCGTACCCTTCGGTTTCTGACCGAGGACTTGACCACTGAACACCACGCTACCGGCTGCGATTTTCGCTTGCCACTCCTCCAGGGAGGTGATGGCAGAGAACGAGATGTCGCAGCGTGCGAACACCAGGCGGTCTACGCCTGCGGAACGGGTCTTCAGTCGGCATCCACCTCCCGCAACCGCAACGGGGTTCTGAGCGCAGGTTGTGCTACACAGTTGAGCCATTGATAGGGGGTGTGCTGAACTCGATGGCCGATTGTTGCAGGGTGGCCAGGTTGCCCTCGGGTTTCAGCAGGCCGAAGCCTCAAGCACGGGGTGACGTGCGGTGCGAAGATATACGCGGAATGCTCATGCGCAAGAGCCCTCCGTTTTACAAGCATCCACACCAACGCGGAAGTCCAGCCACCAATAGTCGCCGTCCTCGTTGTTCTTGCGCAAGGCATCCACGGTGTCGTACTGCTTTCCGTCGATGGTGAAGCCCGGAGAGGCGAGCACAGCTTGCACGCGGCGCACCACGGACAGCGGTAGGCCAACAGTGCGCACTCGGACGCGCTCCGTGGATGTGCTGCGGATGAACCGGCCGTTCTCGGCGAGTTCCCTGGTGATGGGCAGTTCGTCCACCTCGGCACCACCCTTGACACGGAACTCGTGCGTGAACGTGGTTATCTTCTGAGGCAGGAACGAGAGCTTCAGAACGTCGATGTCTTCGTCGTGTGCATACCCCATGCAGTCCACGCCGTCGTATCCGCTCTTGAAGTGCACCGTAGGCTCGCAGTCCACAACGCGGAACGGGTACGTGTCGCACGACTGGAAGCTGTCGCCTTCACCAGGCGCAGGCCCTCCAGGTGCGGACGTTGGCGACCATGTACCGGCAATGGTGTACCCACCAACGGCCTCGGCACCTCCAGCGGGTTGTTCGGCCATTGCGGTCCACGTTGTGCCTCCGTTCGTGGAGATGTAGACCGTGCCAGCCTTGAGCGGTGTGTCGCCAGCTTCGTGGAATACGTGCGCGGTGGCTACCAGCGTGTTGTAACCGATGAGCGCAGCACGTCCACCAAGAACACCAGCGGCCGCGATGTACGTCCACGTCGAACCGTTGTCCACGCTCTTGAACAGCACACCGAGCGGTGTCGTTGGGTGGTTATCCACTCCGAAGACCCACACCGTGGTACCCTGGTTCACGATGTCCGTGCAACGCCAGGTCTTACCGATGCTTGGGAATGCCTGTGCAGGGAGCCATTCGCTTTCGTCCAGGCCGCGCGTCAGGTTGATGGAGTACATGCCGTTCTGCCCAACGGCGATGATGCTGTCGCCGTCCAGGTGGCCAAGCGCCGGGTAAGGGCCTACCTGTGGTGCGAAGTATGCCCAGGAGCCAGCGTTGCCACCGGCATCGGAGAAGTACAGTCGGCCGCTGTTCATGCCGACCACCACCTCACCACCGAATGACAGCAGAGAGCACGCTTCTTGGTCCGATGCCAGTTCGATTTCAAGGGATGCCCAGGTGGTGCCGTTGTTCGTGGACTTGAAGAGGCGCGGGTTGTGGCCATCGGCCTGGTGTCCCTGGAGAAGCGTGAACACCTCGCCAGGGTTATCCTTGGACCATACGACGCGCGTTGTGCGCCCATCCGTTGGCAGGTATGGGCCGCTGTCGTCGCCCTCTGATACCGTCCAGTTGGTGCCGTTGGCGCTCTGCGAATGGCCCTCTTCGTGGTTATCGTACGGCCCGTTCACACCGTTCCACCTGCGGACGGTCTTGTTCGATGCGATGACCTTGGTGGGGTCTTGCGGGCTTGAGCGCAGGCCAGTGACCACGCCTCCCATGGGTTGCGTTCCAATTCCATCCCACACAGCAGCGGTGAACTCCGTGAATGCAGAGCCCACTACGCAACGGCTGAACGAGAAGTCACCTTCCCCGTCGTCACCGTGTGCGGTATACACAACGAGCCCGCCTGCGCTGTATATGAAGTACGCGCTGGCGCCGGTCATGTAGATGATGTCGCCGTTCTGCGGTGTGCCGTACTGGACCCATCCCGTTTCGGTGAGGCGCCAGTACCCTACCGCGCCTTGACCGTTGTTCACCACCGTGGTACCGATGGTGGTGTGGTCTGGGAACGTGGTCAGCATGTCCCAGAAGCCGCCGTAGTTCACCGTGCTGTATGCGGCTTCGGCGTGCATACGCACACGGACACGCACCTTGAAGCATGGCAAAGGCCCCAGGAGGTTGATGATTTTGTCCGCGCTCAGGATGACGACCTGGAAGTTGCCGTTCTGGTCGGATGCCGCAACGTAGGCCGATGTGGCGATGTTCTTGGTCGGCCCCTGGTACACCACGTTCCCAGCAAGGTCCAGGATTTGAACCTCCAGCCACCAGTCGTCGCTCGTGTCCCTCCATCCGATGGTGGGGTTGTTGGGGTCTTCGTTCACCGTGTCCGGGAAGCGGTATTGCAGCGGGATGGTGTCGCCAGGCTTCAGGTAGTACTTGAACGGCATATCGTCCTCGCACGTACCGCACGGGTTGCTCACACAAGGCCCGCCTACGCTCTCGTCGTCAAGGCATGGCACCTTCCTCGGCGTGTCCGCGTAACGGCTGAACGTGTTGAAGTCGAACTGCTCTTCTTCGTTCGGAATGGTGATGGTCGTGGTGGCCATTAGCAGGGGATTGCATCAGTGTTTCCGTCGTTACCAAAGTCGCCTCCGGCCCAGTTTGGAACGTCGATGGGCGATGGCCATCCATCTATGTCAGGTGTGCCGCTGATTATGGCATCGCCGTAACAGCCGAACCCATCGCTGGGGTCTGTGATGAGCCAGTAACCAGAATACCGCTCCGAAGGTATCTGCCCTTCCCCACCATCGAATACGACCCACTGGCAGATGAACCCATACCGGTTGACATACCGCGTGCGCCCGGTGCTTGTTCCGTATGGGAAGTACGGACCATTGCATAGGGGGCGGTCGCTACCGATGATGCGGAATGCGCAAGTGCGAGGAGCCGGTTGGATGGGGGCACGCACCCGTGGACGCGGGCAACCTCGGCGCTTCGTTTTGTAGCAGGGCTTCGGCATTACGGGTTCGTTGTGATGGTCCAGCCACGGCCGGTCATTGCGGTGTATGCAGCAAGGCTCGCAGCGGTGCGAGGCGCGTTGGTGCCTCCGGTCATGTGGAGGGTTCCAACGTTGGTCGGGTTCGCAGCGTTGAGCGCGTTGATGATGTCGTCCGTGTTGGTGAGTTCGTTGTTCATCAGCAGGATGTAAAGGAACGGCGCAGTGAGGCCAGAAAGGTCGATTTCGGTCAGGTCGTTCGCATCCAGGTCGATGAACACCAGGTTGGAACCGGCCGGAGGCATGGTGATGCTGTCCATGCCGTTGCCGCTCAGGTCGAAGGAGATGAGCGCCGCATTGTTGCCAAGGTCAAGCGTCTGGATGGCGTTGCTCTGCGCGTTCAGCGTGGTGAGGTGCGGTAGTTGCGTCACATTCAACTCGGTGAGGCCGAAGCCAGCCACGTTCCAACCGAGTTCGGTCATGCTGTTGTTCGGAGTTCCGTCGCTGGCACCAACCCAGAAGCAATACCGATGGCTGTCGGCGTCCGGCGTGGCGATGTTCTGCATCCCAGGGGGCAACGAGTAGGTATACAGGCTCTCGTCATCACGCTTGATGGTGCCGTAGTTGTAAGTGCCTCCGGCGCTGTTCACCATCCGCATCTGGATGTTACCGCTGTAAGCAGCCGTGAACGAACCAATGCCTTCGCCTTCGCACACAAGCGGCGTCTCTTGCGGGCCTTGCACCACTACGAAGATGCGCCACTTGCTCATGTCTCCGAATTGCGTGGCGTCCACCGTGAACGTTGCCCTGCGGTCGATGATTTCGCATTCCGCGACTTCGATGATGGCCGACTGGCGAGGGTTCACGCCGGTGGCGATGGGTGGGCAGTTGTTGCTCGTCTCCTCGGTGAGCAGGTGGCCAACGCCAGGCAGGTAACCGAAGGGCTCCGGCGAAGCGTATGCACGCAAGGTCCAGCCTTCGGCATCGGTCTCGCCCTCGTTCAGCAGCACCTCCACCATGATGAGGTCACTGTCGCACAATCTCTGGAGCGGTTGGCCATCGTCGTGGTCCAGCAGGTTCACCGCTGCGATGACCTCTCCAGACTGGTCGAATGCACGCATGGAGGCCAGTTGTGTGTACTCGTACAGGTACGTCTCGCCGAAGAAGCCAACCTGGTAGTACATGGTGAAACGCCACTTGAACCGCAGTTCGTGGCCGCTCCAGTCCGGGTATCCGCCGTTGTTGGTGTACCCGTTGTGGACCTCGAACTTGAACTGGAAGCGCGTTCCATCCCAGGCTCCGAACATGCGCGGAGGCTTGGACAGCAGTGTGATGCTCGCAGGGTTGCCAGGGGTGCCGAACAGCACACGCGCCGAGTAGGTCTGCGTAGTGCCTGCGGTCACGTCTTCGATGATGAAGTGGACGCCCCGGATGGCATTCATGAACCCTCCGCTGTGCGATGTGGATGCCTCGTTCGTGTTGTAGGCTTCCATGTCCACTTCCATGTGCGACACCAGGCGGTCGCCAACGGTGGAGATGACGTTGTTCCCTTGCTTCAGCAGCCCGTAATCGGAGATGGACGGGAAGAACACGTTGTCCGCCGATACAGCAGGTGGCGCAGCATCCACCCGCAGGGCCTCCCTGACGAATGTGTTGGTGAACGTGTTGTCCGCATCCGAAGCGATGTAGCCGTTCACCACAAGAATGGGCATGTAGTACGCATTGGGCGTAAGGTCCGTGCCAACCTTGAACGTCACCACGTACTGGAAGGTGCCACCAACGTCCACGCTCTCAACGTGCGGCTGTTGTGCGATGATGTGCCCTCCCATATCGGTATTGTGCGGTGTGGAGGCTTCGATTTTCGCACCCTGGCAGGTGTAGTCGGTGAGGTAATCCGACACGTTCGGGTACTGCTCCATCTTGATGAGGTACACGAAGATGTTGTCCGATACCACCTTGCCCACGTCGATGGCATGCAGGAACCACTTGAGCGTCGTGGGCTCGTACACGCTGAGATTGTTCACCTCAACGTCGTTGCGGTAGGCCCTGGAGAAGTAGTTGTCGTTCATCAACTCGGCATCGGGCTGCGTGCCTGCGCCGGTTGGAAGACCCTTCTCGAAGTAACGGCTGGAGTACGGCTTCGATGCGTACTGTGTGTGCGTGGTCTCAGCGAAGCCACTGCCTTCCGAGCTTTGGATGAACACGCCAGCGGCGCGGCCCGACACCTTGTAGACGCTGGGGATGCTCATCGACCTGTACGAAGCCGGTGCGGTGAGTATCTCCGGGTCGTTCTTGTGGGCCTTGGCCAGGCGATGCGCGTTGGTCACTTCCGTCCCGTCCATGGCAGCGCCGAGGTCCATGGTCATTCGGAACTTCAGGCGGAAGAACGCCGACGATGAACCAACGATTTCCAGCGAGCAGGTGAGGTTCTGGTTCGCCTCCTCGTTGCCGTTGTTGTTGGTGAACATCGTCATGGGGTACACACCGGTACCACCACCGCGCAAGCCCACCACCCAATACACGCCACGAGGCACGCGCATGGATGCGCCTTCTGCCATGAACAGCATCGGGTTGAAGCGGAATGATGCGCCGGAGAAACTGCCAGAGGTCAACGTGATGCTCACCAGCATTTCCATCGGGCAACCGATGCTCGCATCCTGGTCATGGTTCGTCTTTCCGCCCCCTGCGGCCGGGAGCATCTGGTTCACGAAGTCGATGCTGTCAATGGTGAACGCGGGTGCTGCCATGTTGAGGGGTGTTACACTGTTCCGGCGACGAAAATAGTTCTGTCCTTGGCGTTGATGGTGAACTCCGTGATGGTGCCCTTGCCCATTGGAAGATGGACGTACTTGAACAGGCTCCTACCCTTCAGTTCATCGCAGGTGTAGGTGAACGTGAAGTTGAACTCCAGCCCACGGCCGTTATCTATGCGTGGGTTGTCGATGTGGTGGAAGCGGCCGTACAGAGCCATACCAGGCTCGTCGGGCGGGTACTTGGTGAGGCCGTTCATTCCGACCTGGTTCAGGTGGAAAGGGTAGTTGAAGTTCTGCGACGAGTTGAGCGAGTACCCTGGGATTGCCCACCTGCGCACGTATGCGTCCATTGTGCTGCCTCCATCCCAGATGAGCAGCTTCGGCATGGAGCATACACCACGCGAGAGAAGTATCGCGAGTTGGTGGCTGTTGATGGCGTTGGTGAGGCCAGGAACCCACGCGAAGTCGTCCAGCAAATCGTTCTCGATGCCGTCCTTACGGAACCTGGCCATTCCGAACTGGAACACGCGGTCCAGCTTGCCGCGCTGCAAAGGGGAGTATGGCAGGTTCCACTCCACGATGTCCTCGTAGAAGTCCTTGGCCTCGTTGCCAACCTCGTCCATCGCATCCCTGGTGAAGCCGATGTTGATGAATGCATACGGGTCGCGCGTGCCCCACTTGTAGCATACACCCTCCGTGATGCGGCCCTGTGCCTCCAGTTGTGCAACGTCCAGCCACATATCCACGCCGTTCATCATGTCGCGGCGCTCCATGCGCACGACTGAGCCCTCGCGCCTCCACACAGCGTTGAACACCGGTGCAACCTTGTCCAGGAAGGTGTCGCCGGTCTCAACTGGAAGGTTCTCGTAGATGAGCGGAACGCCGTCGCTGGCCTTGATGCCCTTCTTCACGATGGGGTTGAAGTAGACCGTGTTGTGGTAGTCGCTCGAAGGGTTGTTGATGATGCTGCTGTCGAACGTGAGGCCGCACTTGTTGCACACGTTGTTGATGTAGTCGCGCACCGTTGGCGAAGGGTGGCGCCGTCCGCATCCGATGATGTTGCTTCCCAGCTTGTTCCGCAGGTTGGTCCACTCCTCCATCAGGTTGGTGTCCTCGTTGCCATCGAAGTCGATGTTCGCAATGTCCACCCCTGGGATAAGGTTCACGGCGTCGATGAGGAGGTTGATGACCTCAACGATTAGCCATACCGCTGCCACCACCGGGTAGAGGATGGTGAACTGTATCATGAGGAGCGAGCCCATGATGAGCACCACGATGTGCAGCCACTCCGGCCTGATTTCGTCACAGTACACCATCCGGGGATGCTGCCTACTCATGAAGCCGTCGTGGTCGTCGTACACCAGCGTGCTCACGAAGCAGTCGCCCTTCCGCGTCTCTTCGGTGTCCTCCACCGCCGTGGCTGTGATGGAGCAGCTTCCGTCCTCGCACCATTCGATATTCTCGCCCTTGATGACACCATCGAAGATGATGTGAGGGTCGCCACAGCAGTCCTCCAGGATTTGGATGGGCACCGTGCGCAGGCGACCGTCAGGTGCAAGCACCAGTTCCTCGCGGAGCAGCGAATAGGCAGAGCCGTAGAACGTGAGTTCGTTCGATGCTGACTTCTTGGGCTGCCCCTTGTCGTCAACCTGCTCGTTCACGGTGACACCAAGTGCGCCGGTCACTTCGGTGTCGTCCACAGCGATGCCGTTCAGTCTGATGAGCATGGCCTATCGTTTGTCTTTGATGAATGCGGCCGCACGTTGCGCTCTGCGCGTCACGCCGTAGGTGAACCCACGACTGTCCACCCTGAAGTACGGAGCCGGTATCTGGCGGATAGCGTCGATGACCTCATCGGTGCGGTCCTTGTTCGGTGCCATGCGCTCGTAGTTGTTGGTCTCCTTGTTGTAGACCATCTTGATGACCTTGGGCTGGAACATCTGGCTCATGTCCATGCGACCACGGTGCACGCGCTCCAGGATGCGCCGGTTCTGGCCGATGGCGACCACCTCGTGAGGCACGATGTACTCCTTGCGGTGGTACGTGTACGGCTTCGGACCTACGGCGTTGCTCTCGGAACGTGCGTTGCCATCACCGGTGTAACCACCGCGTGCGCTGAATGCCTGCATCCAGTTGGCCTCACCACCCTTGTAGAAGCTGAGACCGCTGCTCAAAGTGCGGGCCTTGGCCAGGCCAGCGACCAGGGCGAGAACCGTGGCGCTGATGGTCACAGCCGACGCGAAGCCACCACCATCCACAGCAGCGCGGGAGATGGCGACGGCGCTGTTGGCGAACACCTCGGCCTGAGCGATGAGCGATTGTGCTTCCGCCTGGCGCTTTCGCTCGGCAGTGAGCTTGTCCATGCGCTTCTTCTCCTCCTCGTACAGCACGGCGTTCCCCTTCTCCGCGATTTTCAGTGCCTCCTCCACGCGGCGCTCCTGTGCCTGCATCTGCGCTTCGGTGCTGGCAATGGCAGCGTCGGTCCACGCACCCCATGCCGCGATACCGGCCTGCGCTATCTGCTCTGAGATGTCGATGACCTCCGTGGCCAACTTCTTGAAAGCCTCCTTGTCCTCGTCGTTGGTGGCCACGCCGACCGAGAATGAAAGCTCCTTGATTTTGTTCTTCTGCGCCTTCAGTTCCTCCTCGGTGGCCACACCGCTCTTCTCCATGATGGCCAGGCGCTCGCGCTCGAAGTCGAGTTCCAGCTTCAGGCGCTCGCTGTGCTTGTCCTTGTCCAGTTCGGAGATAGCGAGCGTGTGGCGCTTCTCCTCGTCGAGGATGGCCAGGTTGCGGTCCTTTGTCTTCTTCGCTTCCTCGTCCGGGTCGCCGGTCTTGAGTTTGTCCTTCAGGGCCTTCAACTTGGCCTCTGCGGCTGCGATTTTCGTAGCAAGCTCGTCGAACAACTGCCCCTCCGGGAGGCGCTTCACCTGGTCGTTCAGTGCGCTGAGTTGCTGCTCGAAGAACGCGATGCTGCCCTCGGCGAACGTCTCGTCCGGGAGCTTCAGCTTTTCCTCGGCTTCCTTGGCCAGCTTCGCGGCCTTCACGTAATCGTCGAAGGTCTTGGCGTATGCCTCCGAGCCGAACACGAGGTTCTCCTGGAGGCGCTTCAACAGCTTGTCGCGCTGGTCCTGGAGGTCTTTCAGCGTGCCCTTGCTGATGTTGTCGAAGGACTTCTTCACCGCTTCGATGCGTGCCACCACGCTGTCCAGTTCGGCGTCGGCCTTGAACGATGCCGCGCTACCGATGGGTGCCTTGTCGCGCTTCTCCTGGAGTTCCTGCCTGCGCTTTTCCAGGGCCTCCAGGCTTTCTACGGCGCCTGCGGCTTGCTTGTCGATGTTGGCGATCAGTTGGTCCACGTAGGCCGCTTGCTGCGCCAGGAAGTCGCGGTTGACACCAAGCTGGTCGGCACTGAGGCCCGCGAATTGGGTCTTGTACGCGGCCTTCTCCTGCTCAAGCTGGCGTTGGAGCTTGCTACGCAGGTTGAGTATCTGCACGTCCTTCGCCTTGTCCTGGTTCTTGCGGTAGGCATCTTCGACCTCGGCGATTGCAGCCTGGGTCTTCTTCATCTGCTCCACAGCAGCGTCACCACCATTGGCGTCAGCATCCAGGCGAGCGGACTGGAGCCTGTTGTACTCTTCGATTTGCGCGTCGATGTCCTGCTTCAAGGTCTGAAGCTGCTCTTTGCTGTACCTCGGCGCGTTGTTCACACGCTGATTGATGGTCTGGTCGGCATCGCGCATCGCTTTGCGTTGCTTGTAGCCCTCTTCCTCGGCACGGTTGAGTTCGCGCTGTGCCTCGGCCGCTTCGGTGGCGCTGTCACGGAATGCGAAGAACGCCGTGGTGGCCAACGCCAGGAGCGACAACAGCAGCCCAACCGGGCTCGCCTTCACCGTTGCGTTGAACCCTTTCACGGCCTCGGTCGCACCCTTGATGCCTCCGCTGAACAGTGCCGTCGCCACGGACACCAGGCGCGTAGCCGCTGCCCATGCGGTGCTCGCTGCGCTGGCCAGCTTGGTGTAGGTGATGTACGTCAGGATGGCCGTGGTCAGCACGCCGAACAGCTTCAGGAACGTGAGCAGGTTGCGCGAGAGGAAGTCGATGCCCTTGCGCATGATGCCGGTGGAGTTGCTGAACGAGAGGAACACGCTGTCAACCGTGTTCCGCAGGCGAGCAAGTGCAGCCGACACCGTGCTCGTGTTGGTGGCCTGCTGTTCGTAGGCAACGCTGCTGTCAGTGACCGCTTCGGTAAGGCTCTGGTAGCGGTCGATGTTGTCCAGCAGGATGTTCCCTGCGGTGACGCTCTCCAGGCCGAACATCTTGATGGCAGCCTCGGCGCGGTCCACAGGGTCTGGGATGGCCTCGAACTCCTTACGGGTCTCCTCCAGGGCCTCGTTGACGTTGAACTGGCCTGTACTGAAGCCCTTGCCCGCTTGCACCAGGCGCAGCACCACGTTCCGCAGTTGCGTACCTGCCTGTGCACCCTTCAATTCCTTGTCGGCGAGCGTCTCCAGGAGCGCGGTACCCTCTTCGAGCGAAACGTTGTTCGCAGCAAGCACGGTACCCACCTTGTCGATGCTCTCACCCAGCACACCTACGTCCGCAGCACCCTCCTTTGAACCGGCTGCGAGCACGTTGACGATACGCGCTGCATCGCTCGCCGGTAGGTTGAACTGGTTCATCGCACCGGCTACGGCCTTGCCCGCTGTGGCCAGGTCGATTTTCGCAGCCTCGCTCAGTGCGATGGCCTCCTTGGTCACAGCAGCGAGCGCCTCCTTGTTCGCGAGCAGGTCTGGACGTGCGCTACCGATGGCTGTGAATGCCTTGACCGCATCGGTTGCGGATACCGTGGTCGCAATGCCTACGCCCTTGGCCTGGTTCGCAAGGAACTCCAGGTCGCCACCCGTGGCACCCGTCAAGCTGGACAGGTTGGCAAGCTCTTCCTCGAACCCTACGATGGTGTCCGTGCCCTGGCGTATCACCTGGAACACGCCACGTACCGTAGCGTCGATGCCTGCGAACGCTGCGAAGTTGGCAGCCGATGCCTTGATGCTGGAGCCGAGCGCCTGGACCTTCGGTGTGGTGCGCCCGATGTCGTCTCCGGCCTTCTTGGCTGCATCGCCTGCGGCCTTCTGGCGCTTGGCGAAGTCCTCGGCCTCTTTACCAGCCTTGTCCTCCGCATCGCTCATGCGGTCGAACTGGTCCGCCAGCCGGTCCACGCTCTCGGCGCCTTCGACCTGTGGCGTAATCTTCCATACGACGTTGGTGGGTTCTGCCATGGCTATCGTGAGTTACGCGCCTCCTCGGCTGCTTCGGCCCGCTTGTGTATTACGCGGACGAATGTAGCAAGGGTGGCGTATAACTCCTCGGCAGGCAGTGCTATGAGCGCCTCGCTCTCGGTGACGGCTTCACCAGCGGCGACCCAGATTTGTTCGTTGAGGTCGTTGATGCGTTGCTGGATGATTTCGGCGCAGGAACGGGCGTGGTTACGCTCGAAGTAGCGAGCCGCTCTATCCTCTTGACTTCCAGTGCTCTCATCACCTGAGAATAGTTCAGGATGTCGGCCGGTGAGAACTCCGAAGAGACCTTGATGAGCGCGTGAGCCCTGAGCAAAAAAAAAGCGCGACAGTCGGCATCCGTGTCGAATATCTCGTCCTTGAGAGCCGTGTGGTTCTGCGTAGGAGCGTTCAACGGCTCGTCGTTGATGGTGAAGTACACCTTCGCCAGGCCGAGCAGCGATTTGTCCTCGCAGGCCCATTCCAGGCGCTCCTCCATGCAGTCGAACAGCCGGAACATATGCACGATGTCGCCACGGTTGCCGCTCTCCCGCATCTTCTTGAAGTACATGCGGATGTCGTCCGGCGTCATGTTCAACTCGCACCACGTAGCGGACACCTCTCCGGCCAATGCGCGGCCCCCTGGGATGCGCAGTGGGTCTTCAAAGCCGTACCAGGCATTGCCGAAGCGGTCCGTGTAGCACTTGTTCGCCTTGAAGACGTGGCCTTCAATGGTCTGTTCGATGGTCTCTGGATACACCATGTCAGTTGAGGTAGGTCAGGAAGCAGGTGAACGGGTGCCGGTTCTCCACCCGTCCAAAGCGTAGGATGATGTGCCTGTGGTATGGCCAGGGCTTACCAAAGAGCTTCTCGTTGCGCATCAGCTAAGGCAGTATCGGAACGCTACGGCCGCAGGGGAGCGCAGGCCATTGAACACCGCGAACGCATCGGTCTTGAAGATGACAAGCTCGAAGGGGTACATCTTCTCGCCCTTGCGAGGCAGGTTCATGCCCATGTACTCACCTGGGTGCATGCGTGCGAAGGGGCCGAAGTGCCTGGCATGCTTGTAAGAGCCATCCGTTGGTATCCGCACCGGTTCCATCGGGGCGAATGTAGTCACGACTTTGGGATGTGAACGAAGTCGTGCAAGGTGGCTGCCATGCCGTAGCGCACACAGTCCAGAAGGTGCCCCATGCTCTCCGCTCCCATAGGCGCGTGCTTCAATGCACCGGTCTTCTGTATCTTGATTTTGCCGTCCTGGTCGCGACGGATGACGCAGAAGTTGAGGTCATGCCGCAGGAACTTGCAACTCTCGTCCACCTTGAACCCTTCGCCACCACCGATACGCTGGATGATGCTGTTGGTCAGCACGCGGCTGTCCGGGATGAACGGGTTGCTTCGGGGTACGTGGAACACCGTCCACGGGATGCGGAACTGCTCCTGGATGATGTGGTATTGGCTGATGGCACCCCGTGCTCCGCTCATGCGTGCGTTCCCGGCTGCATCACCGTGGATGATGTAGTACGGGTTCAGTGGATCCCACCTGGTCGTGATGTCCTCGCACAGCTTATACGTGTCGCCACCTGGGATGCGGTGCTCTGCCAGTACGTGAAAGAACGTGCGCATGTCCGTCTGGAACACGATGGCGCACGATGGGTCTACGTTGAAGTCGAAGGCCACGCGCAAGGGTAGGTCCGGCCTGTACGCCAGCTTGCCGAGGTGCCTGCGCTCACTGAATGCCCAGGCGAAGCGGCCCTCCAGTTCAATGTCCCAGGCGCCTTTGATGAAGCGAGCGTAGGTGCGCTCGTCCATGTTCTTCCACATTGCCCATTGGTCCTCGGTCACGAACCCGTTGTCGTCCGGGAGCGCCTCCATGTAGTAGTATGGGCACTCCAGTTTACCTTCCAGCCAAGGCTCGTGGATGATGTCACGGACCCAGTTGTAGGCCGGATTGAACGTCATGAACACCAGCGCGGGCGGTTGCTTTGGCAGGTACCAGGAGCCTACGCGCTCCATGCACTTTGTGAACGTGGCCTGCTGTATCTCCTCGCCCTGTTCGATGAGCACGCCGTTCGTCTCCAGGCCCTTGAAACGGTCGAGGTCTTTGTCGCTGTCAAAGCTCTCGGCCATGAAGTAGATACGCGAGCCGTTGGTGAACTCCACGTAGTACTCCTTGCCCCTGTGCCATCGCACCAGCTTGTTCCCAAGGATGCGGCGCAGGCTCGGCTCCACGGTGCGGATGAGGTCCGGCATGCTCGCCCGGATGATGTGCCACCGGCTGCCAGGGTACATCCGGCACAGAATGCACAGGATGAACAGGCACACGTAGGTCTTACCTCCACGGATGGCACCACCGTAGCTCAGGATGCGGAAGGGCAGCGGGTCCACGTAGCCCATCTGCTCGTTCTCCAGGTCGGTAAGCTGACGCATGAGCGCGTCCTCCTTGAGCCTGCGAGCGAGTAGCGTGCGCTGGTGCCGGTGCACGATGCCCATCACGTCCTCGAAGAACTGCTTCTGCTTCGGGTTGCGGGTGAGGTCAACTGTAATCATAGGTCGATGACGGTGCCATCGCCGAGGCGCACCTGTGCCGTATGCTCCGATGGCGTTTCCGTGGAGCCGTTGTCGGTTGGTGGTGGCGTGGTGGCCACCTGGACGAAGCTGCGCAGGGTGAGTAGCTCGGTCTTATCGCGGAGCACGCGGGCCGCTACGCCGTATGCCTGCTTCTGGACGGCACGCTGGTACAGGTCTTCGTAACGGCTCTTCGCCAGGGCAAGCTCCATCTCAATGGACATATTGCCCAGCTTGGACACAGCCTCCGTAGCACGCTTGTAGTAGTCGCGGATGGCTCGCTCCTGTACGCCCCATTCCAGTTCGGGCCGGAACTGCGGTGTGCCCTTGGCCTTGGCGTTCTGCTCCAGAAGCTCCTTGACCTTGGCCAGGCTGAAGCCACGTATCACAAGCTCCGTGACGATGTTCACGCGAGCGTCGATGGCCGATTTTGGCACACCTGACTTACGCCCCGCTCCCTCTCGCTTTGGCATGGTACACGATGCAGGCCGGAGCCTCGGTTTGCAGGCCAGCTACGGCCTCGGTGGTTACGACAGAGCCCCGTGGCGAGCGCGACATTGCGCGGCTGTTCGGGGCTCTGTGTGGATACCTGTTCTCCATGTAGTGCAGTGCGGAGGGCCGCGTGACATCGGTGCGAATGTAGTGTGCTCCAGGCAGAAACAACAAAGGGCGCCTTACGGGGCGCCCTCTGCTGAAACCAGAGCCTCAACGATGGTGCAAGTGTAAGCACCTCCACGTCCGGAAACAAGAAGAGCCCGAACTGTCGCCAGCCGGGCTCTTCCCACACAGCCAACCGCGCGGAGCATCACGCGGCGGGCCTCACATCATTTGCGCGTTACACCTATCCAGAAGAACAGCAGCACGGCCCACCAGCACATCACGCCAAGGAACCACACTACCAGGTAGTTCGGTTGCCAGTTGGCGGGGTTGATGTCGGTGCGGGCGATAGGCATCTGCGACCATGACATCACGGCCGCGCCCAACAAAAGCACCAGCAACACGACAATTCTCTTCGCTGTTCTCATGTCATAAGTTGTTCAACATCAGGAAGGTAAGTACGGCTTCCTTGTGCGTTGGTTGCGGACCGGATGGGTGCATGTCCTTGAAGTCGCTGTCCTCCAAAGGCAGTGCGAATATCCGGTGTTGTGCGATGTCCACCCGGTAGGCACACCACGCTCTCGCAGGATGTCACTGCCTCTTCCGGGGTGAATACTCCGTTGCGCACGCATTCGGACAGCGTGATGGTGTCCTTTTGGTCCTGCATGGACAGGATGTGCAGGGCCATCTCGGTCCGTCCGTAGTAGCAGTTGTCGCACGCGCACGGGCTGTCCGGGTTGTACGGTTGCTGGGTGCCGTCACCGAAGTCCACGTAATGCGGGTTGCGCGGGTCGTGGTGGCACAGCCGCTCCAGGACACGCTCTTTGGTCATTGGCTGCATCAGTACCAGGATACGATTTTGTGCGTTGCCTCGCCTTCCATCCACTCCTTCCAAAGGAATACGCGAACCTGGACGAAATTGGGCACGTCCTTGACCTTGAAGCCCAAGCGACCCAGGGCGAACTCCACCTCGAAAGGGAGGTCGTCTATTGCCACCCTGATGGCGTAGCTACCTTGGGCCTTGGCGGCGTACATGCGCTCCATCAACTCCTTCGGGATGTGCTTGACGTGCTCCTGTTCGTTGACCAGTTGGGCACTGGTGCGGAAGTCGTTGGCTGTCATAGTGGTTCGCCGAACTTGTGCTTGCCGATAACCAGGTACCCACCGTTGTCGGCGATGTTCGTGAAGATGGCAACGAGGCGGTCGTTGTTCGCGGTGCGCTCGGCCTGTTCTGCCATGGCGCCACGGATGGCATCGTTGGGTCCACCTTGCTCTGCGTAATACACTTCGCCCCACTTCTCGTGAGGGACTGGCAGCGAGCGTGAGTATTCCATGATGTCTTCAGCGACATCACCATCCAGCTTGTGCTCATTCATGTACTCCTGGGAGCCCTCGTACACGGCTTCGATAACGTCGGCCAGCAACGCTCCAAATACCCTGCGGCTGTTCCTTGCCGACTGCGAAGCGTAGTCCATCAAGCCCAGGTTGATGTCGTTACCCAGGCTGGCACGCGCTGCGATGATGGCAGCCTTCGCGCAGCCGGTGCACACCACACCTTCGGCCATGATAATGTTCTGCATCTCGCCCTGTGGGTAGAATGCCGTTTCGCCCTGGCGCAGGGTTCCGTAGCTGTTGCGGGCTGCGAATTGCTTGGCGCCTATCATCATCACGACCTCTCGTGCGATGCTCTGTCGCTTCTCTGGCTCTGGCAGGCTGTTGAACTGTGCGTTCAGGGCCAGAATGTCCTCTTTGGTCAAGCCTCGGATTTGGTCGAGGCGGGTCTTTGTGCGTTCCATTGTGTCAGAGCTTTTCCTTACCGATTACCAGGTATCCGTCGTTGTCGAGCATGTACTGGAAGATGGCCGTCATGCGAAGGCCAGCTTTACTACCGCGAAAAGGAAGGCTGTCTGACAGCTTCCAGAACTCTTGGCCACTGATGCGTTCGTTGCCGAAGCCCCAATTCTCGTACAGTGCCTCAATAGCCTGGGCGCACTCGTCTCCAAAGACCGTCACCGCCTTGGACTTGGCGTGCGTCATGCCAACCGTGAACCCATCGGACAGGACGGCGATGGATGCCGCGATACCGGCAATTGCGCAGCCGTAGCACTCGAAGCCACTGACCAACATCTGTTGAAGGTCTTGGCCTTTGTGCTTTGTGCGGTTCCAGTTCCCATAGTCGGAGCCTGGCGTGAACCGCTCGCTTCTAATGAGAGCCAGGGCCTCGGTGAGCACTTGTTTCCGCTGCTCGTTCAACGGCAAGGCAAGGAATGCCTCGTTACGCTGGGCTATCTCCTCCTGTGTGAGGGTGCCCAGCAATTCCAATGTCTTGCTCATGGCAAGCATCACAGAGCCGTAACCGCCACGGGCTACGAACTGGTCGAAGTCCAGCATGGCGACCACTTCCTTCGCAACGTGGAGGCGCTTCTGGAGGGGTTTCAGCGCCTCGAACTCGGCGTTCCGGCGCTTGATTGCGGCCTTGCTCATCTCCTCCACGTTGCGCATGTTGTCCTGGAGGTCTCCCCTGGGGATGGCGCCGGTCTGGTGTGGCTTGCGCAGGGCAAGCATCACAGAGCCGTAACCGCCACGGGCTACGAACTGGTCGAAGTCCAGCATGGCGACCACTTCCTTCGCAACGTGGAGGCGCTTCTGGAGGGGTTTCAGCGCCTCGAACTCGGCGTTCCGGCGCTTGATTGCGGCCTTGCTCATCTCCTCCACGTTGCGCATGTTGTCC